GACTTGTTTTCTCCACTTTTTCATTTTAGGGTCTTCATACGTTCCCCACTTGCTAAATTTTGGTCTTGTTTGTGGTTTTGGCTCTACTGGTATCTCAAACTCTGTTTTAAAATTCAATTTCTTCAACTCCTACAAAAATAGCGATTCTTTTTGAGCTAGGTCTAGCTTGATAAGATTTAGTCATGTACTGTTCTATGGTTGCTTTTTTGATACCAAGCCGTGCTGATAACTCTTCTTTTGTGCCAACGTCGACAAACTTGTCGTCGTCATATATTGCATATATCCTTTGCTTCCGCGGCTTCGTCATATTTAGAATGGTAAGTCATCATCTGAAATATCCATTTTGTTGGCATTGCCAAAATGAGAATTAGAACTATTGCCGCTTTGATTAGTCTGTTGTTGGCTATTGCGACTTTCTAATAATTGGAAATTTTCCGCAACAACTTCTGTTACATAGATACGTTGCCCTTGCTGATTTTCGTAATTGCGTGTCTGAATGTGCCCTGTGATACCGATTAAAGTCCCTTTTTTAGCCCAGTTTGCTAGATTTTCAGCAGATTGTCGCCAGATAACACAATTAATGAAGTCCGTCTCTCGCTCTCCGTTTTGCTCTTTGAATCTGCGGTTAACTGCAAGTGTAAACGTAGCTACAGCTACTTGACTTGGCGTGTGACGAAGTTCGGCATCCTTGGTCATGCGACCTACAAGTACAATATTATTAATCATTTTTTAGTCCTGCTTTCTTTTTGAGTTTATTGATTAATTCGTCTGCCGAAACAATGTGTTCCGTATGCAAATTTTCCAGTGTCCCCACTTTTAAAGTATCGGTTAGCCATTTTGTTAACTCTTCAACGTTTTGGTTTGTGGCTTTCGCAATATCATTTAAATCAGACTTGTAAGTCTCGACTTGGATATTGCTTATTTTAGGAGTTTTAGAGGTTGTCGGTCGGGAGGTTTTTTGTTCTTTGCGTTGCGTATCTTCTGTAACAATCGCATCTACATCTTCCTCACCAATTCCAAACAGCCCTTGCAAGGCATACTTACCTGCGTACGAACTCACTGCACCAGTCCATTGCGGAACTTGCATTTGTTGTATTTGTTTAGGTTCTCCTGTTTTATAGTCTTTAGTATTTAAAACAGGCACACTGTCCAACTCAGCATATCTTGTCGCTTGGTGTTGTTCATCACCAAGTCTAGCTGTTGCTGTTGCTTTGATAAAAATTCTGCCGATCAATTCCACCAATTCGTCAGATACCGTTAACTCCCACCCGCTATTTAGTGTTTTAAAGTGTGTAAAAATATCTTCTGCATTGCGAAATGTATATTTAACGCCTTGTTTTGTTGTTTTTGTTATTTGCATTTTTGTCTGCAATTCTGCAAAAGTCATGCTCATCTACTTCACCTGTAAACTTTCTGTTTCGATTAGTTGAACTCCAGATATATCAATTCCAGATTTTAAAACTTTTGAGATTTCATCTTTTTTTGGTTTGTATTCAACTTTTTCTTGCATGTATTCAAAAGGTATTTTTGTTTCGTCCAAAACCTCAACCTTCTTACTTTTTCGCAAAGATACTTTAAACATTCCAGCATCAACTTTTTTCTTTTGACTTAAGTCCATTGCTAGCCTAATTGTATCTTTGTATTTTTCCGCTTTGGCTTCTGCTTGCTTTTGCTTTTTGTAAAAAGTTTCTTTTTCGTTTTTGTACATTTCAATATCAGCTTGTGTATTTTTTAACATCTTTACAAAATATTCAATATTATTCTCTAAATCTGATTGAAAATCGATGCTATCCAAAGTGTCTTGAAATGTTTCATCATCAAGATCCATAGCTGATAATTGCGCATAAATACCCTGTAACTCGTATAAATAAGCCATTTATTTCCTCTTTCTATGTTTCAATTGCCAATTTTCGGCTTTTAATCTCTTCAACTGTTTCTTTAACTCTATATTTTCTTCAGCTACTAATTTCAAATCTGGTCTATTTTCCAAAGTCAATCCTCCCTCTGCGCAGTCTTAACTGCCTGTATTCTTCAATTTTTTTATTTCGACTAGTTTCATCTAGAGCCATAATTCTTGCTACATGCTCTTCTGATAAGCCAAAAAATGTTGTTAATGTTAGTTCCATCAGAACCTCTTACTTTCTGCATTATCTGGATATTTAAAAATATTGTTTTTTGCACCTTTGATTATGCGATCGACAAAAGCAGCATCGTAGATTTTCATAAGCTCAGCTCTACTAAAATTTGTATTAATGATAGTATTTGTCCGATTATCCAAAATATTAAATAAAAACGTATATGTCCAACCGCTAGCAGATTTAATGGTGTTACCTGTGGTTGACTCCTTGCCTAAGTCATCAAGTATCAGATAATCACAATTGATGAGAAGCTTTGACATTCTTTCTTGCGAATATTTGCTATTTTTTTTATCGTCATAATCGAATGTATCTTTGACTAGTCCGGACAACAAAGGTACCGAAACAAATATCACACTCTTTGATTGATTGTAAGATTTAAACATCTCGTTAATATTTTTAGCAATACTCATAGACAAGTGGCTCTTGCCAACCCCTGGAGGTCCTTGTAAGAGGGAGTTACCTTCCATTCCTTTAACATAATCTCTGGTGATTCGTTTGGCATAGTTTAGCGCTTTTGTATCTACAGCACTATGTTCCTTGTAGTTTTTCAACGTAGCACTAGCAATTTCCTTTGATAAAACGCTCTCTTTATAAAACACTTTATAACCCTTAGCTAGCAACGACTGGTTGTTGTACGCAATGTCAACCGCATTACTTTTCGTTTGGATATACTCTGTTGTACATTGCCAACAAAATTCTGTTTCTCTATTGCCATGATTTGGCATTTTCCTAGCATAAATTGGCATCTCGTGCTTTTCGCATGTTTTCCCAGTATCTCTAATAATGCCATTCTCGAGCATGCTCTCTCTTGTCATTAACCCAAAAGCCATAGATACCTCCTAAAATCCATATTTCGGATCTGGTTTCTTAAGCTCATCTAACTCAGCTTGCGAAAATCGTTGGCCTTGTTGCTTCTGGTAATAATCACTTTTAGCAACTTCTGGCTGATTGAGATAGCTCTCAAACTTGCTAGCATTAAACAAGGTTGATGGCCTGAGATATTTTTCCATGTCAGAATTTACCCACTCGCTGCATTTTTTATCTATGACAGCTTTGAAATCTTCTAAAGTATAACTATCTTTTAGTCTCGCTTTGACTAAATCTGTGTTTGTTTTTACAAACTTATAGTTAGAGTTCATTTTTTGGTTGAGATAAGCTATTGGGATACGATAATCAAAATTTTTGGGATTACCTTTTTTGACTTGTTCGACATATTTCTCTTCTAACCAGTCTGGAAAGAGATATTCAGTCGGGCTCTGCTCGACAATATATTCTTTCTCTTTATCTAACTCTCTCTCTTTATCTTTCTTTTTCTCTATATCTATCTCTATCTCTGTTGGACATTGGTTGGACATTGGTTGGACATCGGTTGGAATTTGTCCAATTTTTCTAGTTTCTCGTTTATATTTTGCCCAGTTCGTCTCGCTTTCCAGCATAGCTTTAGCTTGGGGCATTTGTGCGTTACCGCTACCGTCTATCTGGATTAGACCGCATTTTGTGAAGTAAGCTAATGTCATATTGATATCGTCTTCAGACACCTCTAACTTGATGGCAAGCTCTTCTACCAAATTATCAAAGTATCCTTCGTAATATAAAATGCAGTCTGTTTCTAAACTTTCTAGCATCAAACGAATATACAAGACTGTCATAGTGTCTCCGCCAGCCATCTTTTTTAAACGTTTGATAAAAATATTTTCAAAAAACTTCTTGTCGAACTTTAGCCAAAAGTAGATTTTAGTTTTTTCTTTACCCAATTTATCCTCCTAACTTGCAGTCCACTAGTGTGATAAAGTAGTTCAACTTCGCTTTATCTCTTGTTTCTAGTTTGCTTTTGTCAATCTGTTTTAGTAAGTAGTTAACGCATATTTTTTTAATCATCTTCTAGTACCAATCCCTCTAATCGCTTATCATAGCTAGACACAAACCACTCTTTTAATTGATTGTAAAGTTCTATTGCTTGGTCGTATTCCTCAGGCAATACTTCCTTATTTTGACTTTTACCAAAGACATTTAAGACAAGCAAACGAATATGGTTGTGCACGTCATGTGTTGTAATTTTGCTATAACTAATCTCGTTGTCCACACCAAAAACTTTTGGTGTCTGATTGAAGACGTGTTTTTCTGGTTTATAAGCACGTTCACGATTTAATTTCTTGAGTACTTTTGGGTATTTATTGTTGATCGGAATTAACTCATCATCAAAGCCGACATCTTTAAATAGCCCCTGTGGTGTGCGTTTTTCTTTCGCTTGTTTCATGCGCTCGGCTACTAATTCATTCAATTCTTCTTCAGTTAATGTGTAAGTTTTCATACAGTCCTCCTGCGAATTTGAGGCACACAAAAAGCGTACCTATAAATTTGAGTTGCACAAATACAGGTACGCTGTTATAATATAAGCGTATCCTGTATTCTTCTTGAATATGGGTGCGTTTGGCACTGCGTAACTAATCGGATTGGCGTTTGAGTAGTTACGTGGTGTTTTTTTGTTTACCCTTTTAGCTCATTATAGACTTTTTCGAGCCCTTCCATGAGGATATCGGTTTTGCTTTTTCCAGTCTTTTCGGTACAAAAATCAAGCATTTCTACCTCATTTTTTGAAGCTCTGACACCGATATACTTATCCCTTGGATTGCTAGTAGGTCGCCCCATTTTTGCCAAATCTGTCACCTATCGAAAACTCAAGGCAAGATTTAACAATTGCAAGACAATTAAAATCCCTAACAAAATTTCAGTTCTTTTTTCGTGCTTCATTTGCTAGCCTGTAGGAGCTATGTTATAATCGAAGTACACGAAACCACCGAGGGCTTTCGCCCTCTGGTTTCGTTGCTTTTAGAGAAGTTCTCGTATGAATCTGATTATTTCTATGATTATGCCGATAATCACAAATTTATCAGTCAGCGAGAGCTTTTCTTTTTGCTTAGTTTTTCGACTTCGCATAGCTCCGTTTCCTTTCCGTTGGATTTAGTTAATTCCTTAACCATGATTTAATTATAACTTATGTTTAAACAAATGTCAATGGTTTTGTTTAAACATTTTTAAATATTTTTCTTTCTCTCAAAACAGCCCTAAAATCACTTCTGAGACAGTCTGTTATCTAGACATACATTTTACCGTTCTTGTCATCAGAAGCTATCAGGATTGAAATCTCGTAGCTTTTAGAAGCTTTAAATGCTATAATACTACTCGGCACTACTACACCGCCTTAGATTGGAGGTGAGAACCATGTGCGAAATATTCTTCACAACAATCATCGCACCATTATTGGTCGGCATCGTCTTGTTGCTAGTCCAAAAGTGGCTAGACAACGATGATTAGTGTCTTCTAGGAAACTAGAAAAATCCCCTAGTATTTGCGGTACTAGGGGATTTCTTTTTGGCACTAAATGTGCTAAATATTCTTCACTTCCCCTAAAGTATACTACGAAAAAAACGAAATATCAAGAAAAAATACACTTTAACCGTATTAAAACGGAAATTTGTAAAATATATTTTACTCCAACGCACCCATATTCAGTTGTCAAAGGACTATGTATTTCCTACCAAACCTGCTTACCAGGCAAACCATCTAGTTCCTAATTAAAATTGGATTCCATTCATCCATGTTTCAAACCTTTCATATAATTATGAAAATCATCATAAGCTTTCGCACCAACTTCCCAGCCGTGTGTTTCAATTGTCCTTTTTGGTTTTGGTTCTTCTTTTTTTGGTTTTGTAAAAATAAAGTTAAATAATTTTTTCATTTTGTAATTTTCTCCATTCTTCAAATTTTTTAACTTTTGTTGAACGACCGCCAACCTTGTCAATGTATTTGCGATAATTTCTGTCTTTGTACATCTTTCTTAGTAATCGCTGCGTTTGGTCAAATGACTTTCCAATAAATTCGGATAAGTCGTTATCATTAAGCCAAAGCTCTTCGTAAGGTACTTCGATACCGCTTTTAAGTTTTGCTAGCATATTGTTTCCTTTCTGTGATATAATTAAGTAAATTAAGTTTGTTTTGAGTCCGATTCCCGTCGGACTTTTTTAGTGGTATAATCATCTCGAAAGGAGGTGATTATAATGAACGACGTTTTAAAAACTAATCTTATTGCAGATGTCGCTATTTTTTCGGAAAAAAGCAATTGTAAGCTTAATGTGATTACAGCGAGTGGAATATTCACTGGAACTTTATTACCTGAAAATCCTGATAAAGCCAAGTATGCTCATGTCCTTGAATTCTTGGAATATCGTAAAGAAAATAAAGATGACAACGAAAGATTTATGTTGCTTGTTGATGCTACTTTGTCAACATCAAAAGAATCTACTTTGAACCTTCCATTTGTTGTTCTGTTTATTGACCAGATAATCGGCGTATCTTCTGTTCAGTAGTTAGCGTATTACTTAACTTTTCAGAATCTACTGTTACCACAGTAGGTTCTTTTAATTCTGCTAGGATTTCTTTTAGTGTTTGGTTTATTTCTTTTAAAATAGTAATCATGTTCTTTCTCCTTAGTGATATACACTTTGATTTTGTATGAACGCTCCATAGTATGGATTTCGTTCTTGCTGTTCAGCAAATGATGGCAACTCATTTAAAACAAGCTTTCGAACAGCAGCGCAAAAATTAACTATCATGACCGATATCCTCTTCTGAAGGTGTCGGTATTTGTTTGGCAATAATCTCAACGGCAATTTTTATGCCGGTTAAGAAACCTTTTCCATAGTCAGAACCTAAAAATTCTAAGATATTTTCAGTGATCAACTGCTTGATGTCTTCTTCCATTCTTTTCTCCCTTCGTTAGTTTTGTTCCTTTCTTACCCAATCAGTTCAAGTTCAGTCTGTTTGTTCAACAGATTAATTTTTCGTTTAGTATTCGTGCACGGTTCCCACATAGCGATATATTCAAGCGCCTCTTCTTTCTTAGATTTAGACAATTCAGCGTAGCTATTGAGATCAAATTCTGCTTTGAAATCAAGTTCCATTTCTCGGAATACTTCACTTGAAAAACGATGCTTTCTGCCTTCCTCGTCTACTTTAAAGGTTTTATAAGCTTTTGCAGATTTTCCGCCCATACAATCAATGACACGTTTACGACGTTTTTTAGTAATCATATTAATAATTCCAGGATGTAAATAAGATGTATCCATGATTTCTTGAATATCATTCTGCGCTTGCAATAATCCTTTTTCTAAGTTATCAACCTTTTCTAAAGTCACTGTCTGCATTTTTGACATTTCAATCAGTTGTTGAGTTGTTGTTAGTTCATTCATAAGACTTCTCCTTCTAAAATTTCAGTGTTCTTACGCTTCATATCAAGGTCATTAAAGAGCTTTAGACCTCTATCGACCAAGCTATCGAACTCTTGCTTAATAAGCCCGTCACGCTGGATATAGTGCGTTTCATCAGCATAGATAAGTCCGCTCATTTCAAGTAATAGCAAATCGCCTTTTTTGAGTAGTTCAGTGATATTCTTGTATGATGCAATCTTCTTTTGATAGCTATTGAGTTTACCTTCTGACTGTTTAATCGCTTCTGTTAGCTCATCATACTTAGCTGATTTATGATTGACCTCATCACGCTTAGCATAGAATTCTTTAAGTTGACTTTTTAAATACTCCTCGTGCTGCAAGGCATCATCAACCATCTTACTTAGTTCTTTATTCTTGCCAAGCAAAGTCTGATTAAGTTGCTTAGTGCTTTCATAATCATCTGGAATAACTTCTTTGATAACTTCTTTTTCAACGATTTTAGCACTCAAGGCTTGCTCTGCTAAATTCTCTTTTTGTTGCTCTAAACGGGCATTTTCTGATTTTAAGCGGTTGTTTTCTCGCTTGATTTCTTGCAATTCTCGAACAGTTGGATTGTCACCACTTTCAATCCGTTCAATCTGTTCTTGCTTTTGGTCATCTGGTAGAGTGGCGATGAGGTAGAGGGCTTCTGTTCCAATATTTCCCAACGCTGGGAAATTTGAAAGTTTGTCAGCTATCGTTATTGCCTTGCTAACGAAATTCTTGTTGTACCCAATATTTTGGTACCAATCCATAAATTGACCATGAGCCAAATCATTTTCTTTAACATGTTTTAACATGCAACCTATTTTCCAAATAGACTTTCCAATCTGTTCGTTTTCTTGTCTTAAATCAAGCTCAATCTGAGCTAGATTATCCGATAATGTTAATTCATTCATATTGTCCTTTCTAGCGGTTTGTTAGTTTTATTAACAAATATTTTGTCTATCATGTTAGACAATTGGTTAAAAAAATAAATCCTTAATCTTTACGTCCAAAGCTTTCGCCAATTTCTTCAGAGATGCTGTAGATGTCTCTGAATATGAACCTGTTTCTAAACCAACCACGAGCGAACGACTAACGTTAGCTTTATCAGCTAATTCATTTTGAGTAAATCCTTTTTTCTCTCGTAGTTGTTTTAGATTAAATTGTTGCATTCCCCCACCCCCTTTCTATCTGTTTTTAGTACCTCTAATCTGCTATAATGTGAGCAGAAAGGAGGTGAATGTGATGTTTGACTATTTCAAACTTTATACAATTGTCTTGGAAACCTTTGTGGAAACCAAACCAGACGACGCTTATAGCTTATTTGATAATCTAAGTCTTAACAGTGAATTTGTAAAATTCTCTAAAGACTTAGATAAAAACATTGTAATATCAGGCACTTTAGAAGTAATTGATAATTTACTTGATGATTGCTTGATAAAAGGAAAACGTCGCCCAACAAAAGATATTACTTTCTATTTTTTCGATGGCGTAACAACAACTGGTTACTTATATCTTCAAAGTCTTAAAGATAATAATTTTTCGAGCCGTTTAAAGAATATCCTTAAAGAAGAAGGTATCCCTCTTACACCAACTTCTATCACAAGGACTATCGCCAAACTAACCTTGTGATTTTGTAAAACTCTTGGCAATTATGGAAAGTGTTACTTCAACATAGCCATCGCCAAGGGTTTTTGTCTTTACAGAATCTTCAATAACATAATGAATCCTTTTATCATCTATCAAGAAATGATTATCGGTTTCAATGATGTTATGAAGCTTCGGCGCTGGATAGTTTTTTTGGCTATACGGATATTTTTTGGGGCGCATCTATTCCACCTTCTTTCTGTGGTATAATTTAAATAAAAATTGTGAGGTATTATTATGAGTAAAAAATCTTGTTTCGTAGTATCTGCTATCGGTGAGGAAAGTAGCGAAATTCGGAACCACTCAGACAGTGTTTTAAATTATATAATTAAACCTGCATTGATCGAAAAGTATCAAGTGACCAGAGCTGACGAACTGTATCATTCAGATAGGATTGACGATAAAATATTTGATGCTTTATCCACAGCAGACTTGGTAATTGTTGATATAACAGGAAATAACCCGAATGTCTTTTTAGAACTTGGGTTTAGAAAAGCGTTGAACTTACCTACTATTTTCCTTAGACAAAAGACTGATGAAGATATCCCTTTTGATATTAGAACTATAAATACCATTCATTACGATCTCAAAAACTCTGAAAGTAAGGTTGTGCTTGATTCTGTCCAAGAAACAATTAGACGAATTCAAAAAACAGAAGAAAACATTGATTTTTCTATAATCCATGAACCAAACGACCAAAGTGCTTCAGTGCAAGATATTATCCAATTAAAAACTTCAATTAACAACATCTATGATGCAATTGAAAATTTATCTGATAAAATAGAAAATAATTCTACTCAAAAAAGACCAATGACTCAGGAAGACTTAATTATGATGGCTTTTCAAGAGCCAGAAAAGTTAGAAAAGATTTTTGAGTTACAAACAAAATACCCTAATGCCTTTAACAGCCCTTCGAACGCTCTAAACGACTAATTCGCTCCTCAAGGCCTTTGATATAACCTCTTAAGAATGAGATTGAGGTTGTATTTTCTTCTTCGTTCTGTTCTATTTTTTGAACTTTTTCTTCAAGATTAATCATTTTTCTGACCCCTCTCCTTTCCACTCCCACTTGGGAGTTTTTATTTTGTAATAAACCAAGCGATCAGCCAAGTGATACCACCTAGCACTAACAGTGCTGGCAATACGCCACCTTCAAATTCAATACTTGTTTTTTCTTTGCCATTACGACTAGTAAACGTGTGTTCTAGATCGCCAAACATTAGTTTTTTCCAATTCATTTTGTACCTCCTAAAAATGTTATAATCAACTTATCCTAGCAGAAAGGAGGATAAGCTAATGAAAATTTCTAATTCAAAAGATTTAGCTCTCGCTATTGTCGCTTCTTCTAGCCCTACTTTGTCTATCGAAGATAAAATCAAACTTTACGAAGACTCTATGGAAGCTATTAAGAAACATAATTTACCTTTTATTGAAGCCGAAAAGGAATCAGCTAAGATGTCTAGAGATGCTCTCACCAAGGTATTCGGAAGGTAATACACCTTCGTCGTAAAGATATCTACCAATCTCAAAGTATCCTTTAGCAAGCTCACACCTTGCTAGAGGGTTTTTTATTTCCATGTAATCTTCTTGAATATTACGTAGCATAATTCCAAGTACTGCATGAAAATTATAAATGTTATTTTCTTCCATCTGCTCTCCTTTCATTCTTGCAGAGATACAGCCAATGTGCTAAACTAAACTTACCCCATTAGGGGTGGGGGAATTTCACCCCCTATCCGATTACCATGTAATCAGATATTTGATTTTGAGCTTAAACCAAAGAATATTGATTTCGACTTCTAGTTCTTTGTGTTTAGGCTTTTTGTTTAGCCTAGATTTCATTAGCTGTACCTCCTTTCGTTTTGCTTAATTACTTAAGCTTGATTATAGTCTAACATGTTAGACATATGGTTGTCAAGTATGTTGGACAAAAAACTTGAAAAAAATTTTTTTGTACTGTATAATATGTTTAAAATGTTAGACATTATATTGAAAGGAATTCGATATGCATCTAGGAAAATATATAAAAAAGTATCGAGATACCAATAATCTGAGCATGGCTGAATTCGCTAAAGAATCAGGCATCAGCAAAGCTTACGTTTCTATTCTTGAAAAAAACAGAGATCCTCGTAACGGAAAAGAAATCATCCCATCTATTCCGATTATAAAGAAAGTTTCTGACACAATTGGCATCTCTTTTGATGATTTATTAAATTCGCTAGACGAAAATCAGATAGTCGCGTTAAATGAAACGAAAACTGAAAAAAATCTAACTTCCTCTACCCTACAAAAAATCACTTCTACTTCTTCTCAATTAGAACAACCTAGACAAGAAAAAGTCCTTAGCTTCGCTAACGAACAATTAGAAGAACAAAATAATGTTATTTCTATGTTCGATAGAAAAGTTGAGGAGACAGAAAATTATATCACTGACTACGTTGAGGGGTTAGTTGCTGCTGGTCTGGGGGCATACCAAGAAGACAATTTACATATGGAAGTTAAACTACGGGCTGATGATGTCCCCGATAAGTATGATACTATTGCGAAAGTAGCTGGTAATTCAATGGAACCACTTATTCAAGACAACGATTTACTGTTCATCAAGGTATCTAGTCAAGTCGATATGAATGATATAGGGATATTCCAAGTCAATGGAAAAAACTTTGTAAAAAAACTCAAACGTGATTATGACGGCGCTTGGTACTTGCAAAGTTTAAATAAAAGCTATGAGGAAATCTATCTTTCAGAGAACGACAACATCCGCACGATAGGAGAAGTCGTAGATATTTATAGGGAGAGTTAATATGCTGGAAAAAGTTGAACGCTTAATCTCGGAAATTAATAGAATACACCTTGTTTATTCGCAAGATTATTTTGAAACTGGGAAAGTTGAAAAGATTAATCTAAAACATACCTTTTCAAAAGTACCTGTTCAAGCGATTTTAGATTACCGCTTGAATTTACACGAATCTATCAATGATTACTTGATGAAAGCTGATGTTAAGGATATTCCTTATGTCTATCGCGTAAAAACATCGGAAAGTATCTTAGACAAAATTGAACGTTTTTCCAAAAGACAAGATGGTTATCCTGTGAATTCTATTCTCAATGACATTTTTGGCGCTCGTATCATTTTATCTTCTGAGGATATTTCACAAGTGATGGAACAACTTGATGAATGGAAAGATAAGTTTGACTTAAAAAACTGGTATTTACGAGATAAAGATAATTACACAGGAATACACGTTTATTTCAAGAATAAGAGCAATCACTACTATCCTTGGGAGTTGCAAATTTGGGATGAGAAAGATGTTGATCAGAACATTGAAAGCCATAAATTATTTAAACGTCATTTTGTATAACGTGCCATTTTACCCCAGTCGAAACGTAAATAGGAAAATTAATAACTATGTGTAATATCTGAACCACGTTAGACGACGTTAAAGACTTTAACGTTTACAGATTTATGAAAGTTTACAAATTAAAAACAATAGCGAACGAAGCTATGGTTGTCAATGAGTTTAGGAGAAAATATGGAAAATGAAGTTTTACATGCAACTCACGAGGGTAAATTAGTCTTAGATAATACAACTATTGATGTAGCAGTTTTAAATAACGGTCAGCGAATCATCACCCAAGCTGGTGTTTTTAAAGCATTGGACAGACCTAGTAGAGGCAATACCCGTGTGATCGGAATACCTACTTTTATGGATGCAAAAAACCTTCAACCATTGATATCAAAGGATTTAAGGGGTGTGATCAACAAAATTGAATATAGGGATTTAAATGGTAGGATTCAATTAGGTTTTGATGCTAACATTTTACCGCTAGTATCAGATTTATATTTAAAAGCTAGAGAAATTGGAGCTATCAAATCAGAAGCTCAGATGAGAACTGCACAAAAAGCGGAAATGTTAGTTCGCTCACTTGCGAAAGTTGGTGTTACTGCTTTAGTAGATGAAGCTACTGGTTATCAATATGAGAGAGAACGTTTTGAGCTTCAAAAAATATTTAAAGCATATATTAGTGAAGAATTACTAAAATGGCAAAAGATGTTTCCAGATGATTTTTATATGGAAATTTTTAGATTGAACGGGTGGAGCTACGATGTTCAATCAATTAAAAGGCGTCCAGGTGTTGTTGGTAAATGGACAAACGAATTGATTTATAAAAGACTGCCTGATGGAGTGTTAGAAGAATTAAAAAGAAGAACTCCAAAAACAAAGAAAGGTCAATATAAAGCTAGATTTTTCCAAACTTTAACACCAGATATAGGACATCCTGATTTAAACGCTCAAATTTATAAAGTTCTTGGGATTATGAGAATTTCATCTAACTGGAAAGATTTCAAAGAGAAATTTAATGTTATGACATCTAGAGAAGACGGTATAATTGAATTAGATTTAGAATTTGATGAAGACAAATAAAAAAAGCCCCACGCTCAAATTTTGGCCAAGGAGAGCGTGAGGCAAATTCTAGTATAGTAAAAACCTGCTTTTTGGGAGGGGTTTTTACCATACCTATTTTAACAGAAAATGAGGTATAAAACAATGTGGATAGAGGAGCTAGCCAACGGGAAATTTAAATATATCGAAAGATATACTGACCCTCTAACAAATAAGTACAAAAAAGTATCTGTGACACTAGATAAAAATTCTAGTCAAGCTCAGAAAAAAGCTGGTTTAATATTGCAGGAAAAGATTGAAGATAGGCTCGCTATCAGAAATCACTCAGAAATGACTTACGGAGAACTTAAAAAGGAATATCTAAAGCAATGGATACCGACCGTCAAAGACTCCACAAAACGTGGTTATTTAGTATCTGACAGTCATATAGCAACCGTGTTACCAGATGATACAATTATCAACAAGTTGACTAAACGTGATATTAGACTAATCATTGATAAACTATTAAAACACAATTCGTATCATGTTACGCATAAATGTAGAAAGAGATTGCATGCCATATTTTCTTATGCGATACAAATGGACTATATGACAAGTAATCCGACGGAGAACGTCTTAGTTCCCAAACCAAAGGATGATTACAAGCCTGAAAAGGTGCTTTATTTAACATCTAACGAGGTTTACGACCTGTGCAATAGAATGATAGACAATGACGAACAAACGCTCGCAGACATCGTTTTATTCATGTTTTTGACGGGTGTACGGTATGGAGAATTAGCTTGTCTGACTTACGACAAAATAGATTTTGAAAATAAAGAAATTCTGATTAATGCAACTTACGATTTTAACACACGAGAAATTACTACGACCAAGACCAAAAAATCAACACGCAAAATATCTGTATCAGATAATATTTTAGATATCGTCAATAGACAGAAAAAGACAAGTTCATTCGTCTTTCCAAATTCGAACGGTGTACCGATTTTAAACGCGTACATCAATAAGCGATTGAAAATTTACGGAGATTATCACACGCACTTATTTAGACACTCGCATATATCATTTTTAGCAGAAAAAGGGATACCGCTAAATGCGATAATGGATAGAGTTGGTCACAGCGATCCAAAAACAACATTATCTATTTACAGTCACACAACTGTAAATATGAAAGAAATTATAAATAAACAAACTGCCCCTTTTGTGCCCTTTTTAAAACCGGAATAAAACAAAAAGCCTTTAATACAAAGGCTTTTGACGTTATTTACATGTCCCCTGCCGGAATCGAACCAGCAATTACTCCTTAGGAGGGAGTTGTTATATCCATTGAACTAAGGGGACCTAGTAAAAAAACTGCCCACAGGCAGATTTTTTACGTCTTGGTTGTCCAGTTTTAAAACATAGTTACTATCCTCAAACAACCAAGCATTTTTAAAATCTGATCATCAAAATTAACGACGGATTTCTTTAATACGTGCAGCTTTACCTTGCAATGCGCGTAAGTAGTAAAGTTTAGCACGACGTACTTTACCATAACGAACAACTTCGATTTTATCAACACGAGGAGTGTGAATTGGGAATGTACGCTCTACACCGATACCACCAGAAATTTTACGTACTGTGTACATTTCTGAGATTCCTTGACCTTTACGTGAGATAACAACACCTTCAAAGATCTGAATACGTTCGCGAGTACCTTCGACAACTTTAGCGTGAACACGTACAGTATCACCAGCACGGAACTCAGGGATATCAGAACGAAGTTGACCTTCTGTCAAACTTTGAATTAATGGATTCATTTTTATTCTCCTTCTCTTACTAATCTTAAGTACTTGTCTCAGCGGATTAGCCGTTTTTTGTGCGTCCAT